AGTTAGTTATATCTTCAGGCGCACAATCAAAGCCATAAGTAACACCAGCAAATTCAATCCAACGCACTTCATCACGACGATTAGCAAATTCAGCTCCCGCTGCGTTTATGTATCTGTTTTTAGCATAATCAAACGGCTCAACATCTGTGTATTGCTCCCACAGTCGATTCCACGGATAATACTGGCGCTCATTATCAGCAGTTGTAATATCAACATTTAGAATATTAATAATTTTGTTATCATCATTTAATACGCAGATCATAATTACATTACCCCTAGTTCCTTAATAAATACAATACCAGTTCCACCTGCAGCGCCCGAAGTTCTCCCACTCCCCCCTGCTCCACCTGCTGCAGTAACTGATCCATAATTCATTATTGTATCAGCGATCATAGCTACCATTCCCCCGCCACCACCGCCGCCACCACTTCCTTTATCATTTCCTGTAGAGTATCCGTTAGCACCATTTGCTGCAATAATACCAGAATTATAGATGCTTGTGGATACTATTGCTATTGCACCACCGCCCCTACCACCAGCTCCTCCACTATACCTGGAAATATTACTGAATCCGCATCCGCCACCACCACCACCAGCACCAAAACCGAATCCACGTAAAGACATAGTCAATTCAATAACAGAAGGACCGTTCAACGGTATATTAAACGCTGTACAACCGCCTCCAGCACCGGCCGCACCGTGATTTGACCCACCTGCACCTCCAACGCCGCTTATAGCACTCGCACCAGCACCGGCTGCACTCGGATAATATTCGCCAGTAGCATCTTTAGCATAATATCCACCTGATCCACCATGCGCGCCTTGTCCACTGGCAGTTATCGTACCATGATTTATAAATACCCCTTGGCATTTTATTATGGCATAACCACTAATCGTTACAGTAACGCCAGAACGAATAACAACACTTCTATATTGCTTTACTCCACTTATTGTTGTATTGCCAGTAGGTACAAAATCTCCGTCACTGGAATCACCACGATCAAGCCACCACGACGGAAAACGATTATTCTTTACGCCAGCAAGTGTCCCCGTACCGGTATAACTTATCTGAACGACATTGGTAGCATCTGAGCTGGAAAACTCAATTAAGCCGGTGTTCCATTCTTTGTCACCAACTGCATTAGTCGAATAGTCTAACCGATATTCACCCGCACCCGGTGTTGCAGCAACTTCTGTCAAAGTAACTCCCGTTGGCTCTCCTGTTGCATTTCCGTCAATATACTCGACCTTTATATTACTGGGATCTTGCTTTTCCGGAACTTCGTTAAGCCGTATAACAAACGGACTAACTGCTGGAACAATATGTTTTTCTATAAAATTCACATAATTAGTCGTCCCACCGTCACCTATAAACGGATTTATCCGTATATTACTTGGAGCTGCCATATCATCACATCCTTTTCATATTATTTGACAAGCTGCGTATTAGCAGCCTGCTGTAAAAGTTCATTATTGCGGGCATTCCGCTCAATATCCAGCAAATACTTTGCCGTAGGCGGATACGGAGGCTCGCCCAACTCCATAGAAAAATCAATACCCTTTTCACCGCTGATCGTATATTTTAACTTGGTTATTGGATACTTACGTTCTTTACCTTCCTTGTCAGTTATAAGCGCCTGCCCATCTGTAGATAAACGCCGTACCCAAAAAACACCGTCCGGCTTAGGATATTTCAGCTTAACACCTGTTGCTTTAGCAGAAAGAACAGGATTCTTGTATTTTGCCAATTCAGACTGTCCCCAGCGCTCAGCATCAGCAGCAGTATAAGCGGTTGGCAGCGTCCAAACTTCTTCAGATACGCCGTATAAGTCTTGGCTTTCTTTATCCTCTACAGTAGCCAACCAGCTCTCACCCTCACCGTCAATGGCCGCACCTTTGATACGCGCGTAATTTACGATCTTATCAATGCTTTGTGTCGGTTCAAATCCGTCCATATGCTGCCCTACCCAAAAGCGCGCTTCTTCATTGATCTCATTAACACGCGGCCTGAAGAAAAATTCCCGGTATTCATCAACGCCATAAACAAAATCTGTTGCAAACTCTGAAAGCTGTTCCAGCGCTTCCTTAGCACTCACACCGTCAAAAACGATTTTCTTAATGTCATAGTTAACGCCATATATTTTGTTATCGTTGTAAACAATACCAGTCTTAGCTTCAACCTGCCGGCAAATATTGCGCACAATATCAGCGATCTCCTGATTCTCATAAGTTCCAAATATAAGTACCTTTTCCAGCTTATCAAAATAGCCATAACAGGTTATTTTATAATCTGTTCCAGTACCGCCGCTGTCAGGACGCGTTAAAACATGCCCGCTGTACCACGGCCGCTTATCTGCAAACAAATAAATATCAATCCGCTGTCCATAGCTTATTTCTGCAAAACTTGGAAACTGTTTGAAATTGAGCGTTGCGCTGCCGCAGCCTGTTTTAATATTTTCAAACTCGATTTTATTAAACGGATTATTTTCAGTATCCCTTGAAAAAATCGCCGTTTTCGTACCATCTTTGTTATAAAAAATAACCTGAACGTAATCAGGTATATATTTTACTTCCGAAGGGTCAGGCCCCGGCCCTGGCCCGCTTTGCTTTTTTACAGACGCTGCCCAAATATAATGTCCAAAAAGTTTATTGCCAAAACGCAGATTCATGCCAGCCACCTGTTACGCCAGCGGATTTTTACTGTACCGGCAGCGCCGTTAAACAAATAAGTATTTTCACCCGGTCTTGCGGTCAGAAACTGGCCGCTGAAAGCGTTAATAGCATTATAGGTCCCACGGCGTACCGTACCGGCTTTAGTATCAACAATAAGCGTTGCCGGTTTAGTCAAAAGTGTATCCGCTACGCGCATACTATACCCGCTTTCAATATGCGTGATAGTTACGTCATTCATCGTTGTAAGCGGTATTAATTCAATGGTCAGCGGCGTTTCAACGCTACCGCCATTGCTGATAACAATTTGGGCATCTTTAGCAGCTGTTGCAAATTCTGTAACCAGTTCAGATTCAGCGCTGTCATAGCGGAACGGGTCAGATAAAAGCAGCGTTATATCAACCTCACCTTTAGTCCCTTTGAAACTGTCCACCCATTTTTCTTTAGTGCTGGCCATGCAGGCAATATTATAGTACCCACGCCCGCTGCCTGATTGCAGCTGATAATCACGCTGATACATGAGCTGATACAGATCGTTAAGCTTGGCATCGTGTTCAGCTGGCGTACTGCCTTCGATAACAAAGCCTAAAGTAATTTTTTTACCGTCAATAAAGCCATCACCTGAAATAGTGCTGCCGTGACTGTAGCCGCGCTTTTCGCTTTTAGCGCGCACAGTAATATCAGCAGCACCGTCAAAGCTGTAGGCATATGGCAGGGCAGTTCCATTGATAATAAGCTGTTCTGTAGGCTTTACCTGCTTACGTACAGGAAAATATTCACGTCTTATGATCGTCACTTTATCACCCCCGCACACCCATAGCCAAAGAATATTGGATATCCTCCATAAAGGTATCGTAATCAGCACCGGTATTAATATCACCATAATTAATTATTTCAACATTAGCACCATCACCTGAAGAAGCTCCAAAGTCCACACCATCAAACAAAAAGCTGGTGATCTTTTGCAATACGCTGCTGCGCAGAGGCAGTACCGCTTCAGGATAAGATTTTTCGCCAATTAGCGCATGAGTAGGCGCAGTAACAACGCCACCGGCAGCAAAGTTCTTTGTACCAAGTCCATTTGCACCAAAATCAAACTTACTCATTTCCTGAATTCCGCCGCCAAAACTTGTAAGAGTTTTGCTTGCTGTTCCAATACCAGCGGCAGCACTCAACCCGGATGTTAAAAGACCCGTAGCAATTCCAGACGCGCCCGGCTCTACAACCAGTTTCAGCCACGCCGCAGGCGCAAGTGATGTCGCCATTGCAGCCCCCTGTGCTGCTACAGCAGCAGTTTCCTGTCCCATCATCATCTTGCTAAGGGCAGCTGCAGCTACTCTTTGTGCCTGCCATTGAAGAAACATTTTTACAATTTCTTTGCCCAAATTCTGCAAAGTTTTTCCAAAATTCTGCCCATCAACAATAGCATTAGCAAATCCTTGTGCCAGCCCATCCTTTAAAGTGTTAGCTGCTTCCAGTGCAAAACTTGCATATGACTGTTCAGCTTCAAGCCGCCAGTCATAATACTGCTGCATCAATTCCTGCTTTTCAGCCTGATTTTGTAAAAAGGCAGCCTTTTCTTCATCCAAATAAGCAATATACCGTTCCAGTTCGCCCTGCTTTTGCATTTCATCCAAGTCAGCCTTAAAAGCCTGCAGCAACGTAGCCTGTGACATCAGCTGTTCATTCATGTCTTTGTTGATCTGAATTTGGGATGCAGCAGCTTCCTGCTCTGCAGTAACCTGCGCAGCCTTCCTTTGTTCAAGCATTGCTAACGCATTGGCGATAACGGTATCATCACCGGTTTTCATGGCACGTTCATATAACTGCTGCGCTTCAGTTGCGGCATTAGCAAATTTATTTTTCCATTCATCAACGGCAGCTATACGCTGATCCCGTTCTTTTACAATATTGGCATATACCTGATCGAATTCACTTAATCTGCCAATTTTAATATCCATTGTGAAGTTATTAAAATCACGCTGCATATCCAAAGTTTTCTCTTTGGCAGTATTAAGCTGCTCATTGATCCTGTCTATTTCCCGGCTGATTTTATCTATACCGGAATTTTTGCCACTTTTTTTACTGCCGCTTGCCGCTGTTGTTGAACCGCTCGTCAAGCCTAACGCATCAGGTGAAGCAATCTTAATGCCCGAACTTTGTTCAGTTGGTGCATTGATTGACGAAACACGAAACTCTTGCTTAACTTTATTACTGTCCGCCAGCTGCTGATTAGCTTTTGCAGCTTCGATAGGAGCCTGTGCCGCTTTTTGTGTATTGGCTGCCCATTCTTTTGCCTGCACTGCCAAATCACTGCTGACATTGACAATAGAAAATAATTTATCCAAAGCATTCGCTGCAAACATTACAGCCCCGGCAAAAGCGTTCTGTATTTCTGCCGTTGCTCCATCAACGGCAATAACCATAGTGTCACAAAAATATTCCCATTGAATTACAAGCCAATCCCAATTTTCAAATATGGCATAAGCTACCCCGCCTATAACTGCACCCGCAGCAATAAATGGCGCAGAAATTATGCCAGCACCTACACCCAGTGTATATAAAGTGCCAACAAGCGCAACTATAGCCGGTATAGCCACACCCATTATCGCACCGGCAATAACAGCCATAGAACCAGTAAACCATACAGGCAAATCACGGATAGCATTAGAAAGCCCCATAGTTTTAACTTTATCCGCAAACTCACCAATAGCGTCCTGCGCGCCTTTCAAGGCGCCCTTGATATCAAATGCCTCAATCAGTTCATCACCAATAACAACCATGGTTTGGCCAACACTATCCTGAATGTTGCTCATAATACCATTAACAGTTTGCGCCTGCTGTTCCATCATGCCACCAAACTTACTGTTCATGCCGCTAATAACAGCCTGAATACCTTCTGCCGCAGATATTTGCCCTTTGCTGGCCTTATCCATGGCTGTAGGTATATCAGTGCCAATCTTATTTGCCAGCATTTCCCATGCCGGTACGCCAGCTTCAGCAAGCTGCAGCATTTCTTCTGCACTTACTTTTCCTTTGGCCTGCATCTGCCCTATTGCCAAAGTCAACCGTTGAATGCCTTCTTCACCTATACCCAATGCCGCTGCGCTGTCACCTACAGCAGTCAATATAGGAATTACCTGTTCCGCACTGAATCCGAAAGCAAGAAGCCTTTTAGAAGCATCCAAAACGCCCGGTAATTCAAATGGTGTACTGGCCGCAAACTTTTCAAGTTCACTTAAAAAGCTTTTTGCCTTCTCGCCATCTTTCAAAAGTGTAGTAAAAGCAATCCGTGTCTGCTCCATCTGCCCGGCAGCTTTTACTGAAGCAAGGCCCAAAGCCCCCAAAGCTACACCTACACCGGCAATAACACCTAACGCGCCTTTATTTATGCCTAAGTTATCACTAGCAAAGGTGCGTTTAACGTTTTTCTGCAGCGCACCCATTTCTTTATTAAATTCATTTATCCGTGCGCCAATAACTACTTGTAAACGTGCTACTTCTGCCATCATTTCACCTCCTATTCATAGCCAAATTCTTCAAAAAGATCCTGCGCTATTTCAGATTGTTCCTTAGAGGAATTACGCTTTTTCCTGTGTGCAAAAAAGCTTTTCAGTTCCGGACGCTTCTTTTTACCTGAAGCTATGCAAACATTTGGGTATGTAATCCAGCTGATAACAATATCTTCCAAATGGTCATATCTGCGCTGCCATCCGTCCAACATCAAAAAAATATCTGCAAGGCACAACCGTTCTACTTCCCACGGCTTTAAATTCAATTCACCATAACACCACGGCAAAAGTTCATCCAGCAATTCTGTAAAGCTTTTTGTTACTTCCCCACTTCTTCATCATCAGGCGGCGCTTCAATTTCCAGCGTATTATTTTCAGTTTCCAGCACCTTCCTGGCAAACCCAAAAACACCCGCTTTGCTCAAAGCGATAATAACAAGCGTCTGCAAACTTTCACTGCTGTTATCCAGCAGCCACTCATCCATCCAGTTATAAACCTGTTGGATAGTAACTTTTTTGTCATACGCAGCCAAGCCGACATACAGGCATTTTGCCAAATCGCCTAAAGCTACAACGCCGCCGTTTACC